ATAAAAAATTAAAAAAGATACATAGAAAATATTAATCTAAAAATATGAGATCCTTGGGTAAGTTCATTTTGTAAGCGTAGTATTGAACTCCATAAGGAGGAGTATACCCTTTTTTTGGATTTGTTAAATGAGTAAAGGTCGGTCGAGTGAATGGAATAATTACTTGTAAATGATCTTTAAATAATCTTTGAAACCATTTCAATAATATTACTTTACTAAATGAAATTAATATGAAAGGTTTATCTAATTCTTTTAATCTTAAACAAACATCTTTCATTTTTGAAAAAGGTGGATTATCAACTACAATATCATAGTCTGGAGTATATGAAAAAAAATCTTTATCTTCATGTATAATTTTATAGCCCATATCTTCAAAATATTCTTTTTGCTTTCCATCACAATAAAAGGGAGACCATATTACTCGATCCTTTGGAATATATTCTTCTATCAATTCCCACCCTTTTCTATCAGTAGCATAATTATCACTATCTTTATCATTTGTAAAACTCATTTATATTATATGAATATATTTTTTTTATAGAGAAACCGTAACACTATCCCCTTTAATAGAAACTCTGCGAAGATGGAAAACATAGCAAAATAGAAGCTTGTCCTTTTCCGGTGCTTGATCTACTCCAGCAACAGTCGATTCATTATAGAATAACTGAAGCTGATTGGATTTATTATTTAGATTTGCAACTCCATCATTAAGAGCATAAGCTCGACCGATCAAGAAATTACGGTTGTAATCCACAAATGATCGAGGAACAACTCCAGCTTGATTAAGTGCTTTTTCTAATTCAATTAAAGGCTGTGCTGAAATAGATACACCTTTATTTATTTTTGATACATTTATAGGTCTTGAAGGAACAAGCTTATCATCTACCACCATTTGATAAGATGTTAACCGATCAATTATACCCGCTTGACCGGTTCTAATAGAATGTAGTTGTCCGTCCATATCAGTCGCCTCTTCCTCATAAGTTTCTTGAGTTCCACCGATTAATGCTGCTGCTGAATATGTAGTTGCATCAGTCGGCATCACAATCATGGATTTAGCCCTTGTATTTGAAACTGGAACATTCACCGTTGCGTTTCTATTTGTTTTCAATAGAGAATGTTTGTAATTAGTAACACTAGGAATATCAATCTCAATAGATCCACCGTCTCTCATTCTTTTCATCATTCCAGCTTCATACTGTGGATCTAAACCGACTTGCTGGACTACAATTTGAGCGTTCGATATAACTGTTGTAGCTGGATAAGTAGTGGAAGCAGCTAAAAGTTCTGTAGTTCCATCAGCCACTTCAACTCGCTTTGTATCAATAGCAGCACTAAATACAATAAAATTATTCGAGGTTGCTTGGACGCCCGTTCCAACATTACTATTTCTAAATGCTGAAACAGTTAATTTTACAAATCCTCCATCAACTTCTATATTTTGAATTGTGGGTTGAGTTTGAACTGCTACAGCACCTCCAACCGTGAGAGAACATTCTTGGAGAGGATTTGTTTTACTACAGATACTAATCTTCTCACCTTTTACAAAAGGACAGTTTTCAACACTAATCATATTATTCGATTTTGCAAGGAAAATCTCTGTTACATCAGCAGCATTATCAATAGCTAAAGCAGCTCCAGCGGCATTAGTCCCATGAAATACTGGGTTCTGTTGCATTCTTCGATTACGGTTTACACTATCTAATTGCTTAAGATATCTTGCTGGATCTTCAAGATCTACTTCTATAAATAGACCGTCAGTCATAAGGACGGGAAAAATCTTCGAGCCTCCATCAGCAAATAAACCGGTATGTATTGGAAGAGATAATTTAGCAGTTAAGAAATCATCCGCAGTTCCCCAATCTCTACCGGCTGGAACAGTTCCAACTGGCTTATAATATGGATTTGAAGATAGATCAATATTATTAGAAACTGATGTTCCTAGAGTTCCACGGTTTTCAACTGTTGGAACAAGAGAACCTTCCTTCAAGGCTCTCATCTTTTTCATACTATCATCTGTATTATATGAATATTGCATTTGAACTTTAGCATTATAATCACTAATTTCTTCCATTAAAACAGCTCTGTTTCCGGAATAAATGCGAATATTTTTAACTACAGATTGACCTCCAATAAAGGGATCTAGATGAAGGCGGGTGGGAGTTCTACCGGCTGGAAGGGCTACTTTAATATCAAACTGTAAATAACTATTTTTGCCGTCCATGAACTTTACAGTTGGAGGTATTTCGAAATCTACCCTTCGACCGCTCTGTCCCGCCGTGGAAGTATAAGAAAGTCCATTTGTAGATGGAATAGAAACTTGCGTTTGTGAAACCTTAATTTTGTCGTCATTTCTCCAATAAGAACTCATTATTTTATAATATATAAATATAAAATAAATCTTGATAAATAAATTAAAAAAAATTAAAAAAAAAATTACATAGTTCTCCCAACAGCTTGGGTTACTTGAGAAGATACAACATCTCCTCTTGCTTGAGAAGTGATATCTTTTTCTGCCGTTTCTTTTTTATCTGTTGATGCTTCTTCTTCACCTACTCCTTCTGTAATTGCTCCAGCTAAACCGAGAACAGCCCCAGCTCCTTCAGCAACTAAACTCCATGGAGTTATACCTCCAGTTGCAACTCCAGCAACTTCTAAAGCTGATCCAGCAATATTCAAAATATTTCCAACTCTTGAAGCACTATTGCTTCCAAGAGCATCCAATCCACTCTTACCTTCTAATACTCTTGAAACATCAGCTCCAATATCTAAAGCACCTCCTAATCCAGCAATACCTACTTTACCTACTGTAGCAGCTCTACCCGCTAATTTTGCAAGATCTTCAACTCCGGCTTCTTCGACTGCTTTGGCTGCTGCTTTTTTAGCTACTGCTTCTGTTCCAGTCTCAATCCCTTCTGTTCCAGCTCTTCCAGCTACATCTACACTTGCTCCTAATTCATCGGCGGTTGCTGCTGTTGCTTGTTCTCCTTCTCTTAAGGTACTTTGAACTCCTAATTCTGGAGATGGAGGTCGTATACCTCTTTGGATTAAATCTTGTGTTTCTTCTAATGAAGGAAGTGAAGCAAGTTGCTCCTCTTCTTTTGCGAATCTTTCTGCTGCTGTAGTTTTTACAAATCTACCTCCAGCCATGACGCCCTTACCTACTCCCTTTCTTATTTCTTTCTTAAGAACTAATTTTCCACCCGCCGTAGCTCCACTAGTAATATTTTTTTGAAGAGTTGCTTTTCGATCTTCATCTTGTTCTAAATTAGCTTGATCTAACTGCTCTGCAAGAGAATTATTAAAATCAGCTGTAGCTTCATTCAAAGCTCGAGTTTCAGCAGTTTGAGAATTGATTTGTGCTATTGATGCTCCAGATCCATATAAATCCATTTTATATATATATAATATAATTAAATTATTTTATTTTTTTAAAATAATTTTTATTTACCTACTTTTTTTTGTGCTTTCTCATGAGCGGCTTTGAAACTCATACCGTTCATCATATCTTTTTTCATCATATCCATATGTTTCTTGCTGTGATGAGCTGAATGTTTTTCTAATCTTTTAAGTTGTGCTTCAGTAAGTTTTTTCGGTTTCTTTGCTGGAGGTTTTTTTGCTGCGGGTTTCTTCATAGTTTGAGTTGATCCGTACATTTTATATTTTTATATATTTTAATTTATGAATTAAAATAATTTTTTCTCTCCTTCAGCAATTTTAGTTTCAAATCTTACATATGCTGTAGCTGGATTAGTTTGTAAATCTAAATACAAAAATGAATAAGGTTGATCTTCAATTGCTTTTTTATATAAATCCATAAATATATTAGGAAACATGTCTCCATATTCTTCAGCTATTTTTTCTAATTCTTTAGTATTTTGTTGTTTCATTATAATTACATCAGTCGCATTATTTCTAATTAATCCACTAACAGCTCGAAATGATTGAGTTGTAAAAGCAAGTAAACCTATTCCATAATGTCTAAATCTTGTAGCTAAAAATGATACTGCATTAGATTTTTTGAAATCTTTTGTTAAAATATCATCTAAAACTAATGCTATCGAAGGTCTTTCAAAATCTTCATATTTCTTTTGAGCTTCAATTATATCAGTAATCATTTCATCGGTGTAATGATCTTCACAATCAAAATATTTATTCATGAGTTTTCCTTTCGGGTCTGCATTTAAGGTATTTGAGATAATTTTTACAATATCAAACTTATCTTTATACATGTCCGGATTACATAGGAGATTTACTAGTAAATTACTTTTACCTTGCTTAACCGACCCAACTATCAAAAGTAGCGACGGGGGCTGGGGGAGATGAGGATGAATATCACTAAATCGATCATCTGGGTCGGGATCTTTAACTTTAAATACTTTGGGCGGTGCTTTATCCATTTATAATATATTATATATTTTTATTATTTAATTTATTCTTACATATTTCGAAATAATCTTGTTCTAATTCAAATCCAATATATTTACAATTTAACTCTTTACATGCTAATCCAATTGAGCCAGTTCCCATAAAAGGATCTAAAACAACTTTATCTTCTGTAGCTATATTATTTAAAATATGTTTATGAAGATTAACCGGTTTTTGAGCTGGATGATCTTTCTCTTTTGCTTTAACTACTTTATATTTGAATACATCTCCAGTTCCACATTTTATCGGTTTCATAGCTTGTCGCTCCCCGTATAAAATTAACTCATGCTGATGGCGGAATGTGTATCCTAAACTACAGCTTATTTTATCCCATACAAAACATCTCATTCTTTTTACAAATGGATAAAGATGTATATAAAATAAAGGATAAGAATCACTATTGCAATACATCAATATTACGCCATCATCTTTCAAAACTCGATCAATTGATTTAAAAAATATCTTGAACCAACTTTCTAACACACCCATTTCACTTAAAGTTTTTTTATATTTAGTAAGTGTTTTCGAATGTTCCGGTGGAATATATGGAGGATCAGTATACAATATATCTACGGATTTGTCCGGTAATTCATTCAGTAAATCTAAACAATCTCCACATCTTAAATCCATTATATATATTGAAAATATAAAAAAAATAGATTAAAAACCTACCAAAACCATCCGGTAGATATGTCTTTCTCTTTTTCTTTTTCTTTGATAAAATCTTTAATTATTGATATATCAGCTCTTATACTTATTAGATCCGTTTTGATTTTGTTAAGGTTTTGATTGATACTGTGAATATCATTTTTCACTTTCTCAATAGGTTTTGTCTCAAATGGATTAGGATAATCACTCATATATTTTATTGAAATATTTAAATTGAAATTAAAAAATAAAATATTTAATAACATGCAAAATATTCAAACTCCAAGACCTTTACCAGAAAACATAGATGATTGGAGTGATGAAATCGAGGAACTATTAAGTGAATGGGGTGAAATAGCTATGTGCTATGCTTACTTACATAATTATAGTACAAGAAAATATAAAAAGAAATATCAACATTTACAAATACCAATAATTGTATTATCTACTTTAACCGGTGTGGGTAATTTTGCTGTTGATAGTTATATTCCAACAGATTATCAACATGGATTTACCGCTGTTGTTGGAGGCTTCAATATATTCTGCGGTATACTTGGAACTCTAGGTTCATTTTTAAAATATGCTGAAACATTTGAAGGACATAGAATTAGTGCTTTAGCTTGGAGTAAATTGGGTAGAGCAATTGAGATCGAATTATCCCTTCATGATAAAAAGAGAAAACCTTGCAGAGATTTCTTGAAAGTTTGTAGAGCTGAATATGATAATTTACTTGAATCATCTCCAAATATAGATCTTGATATTATCACTATGTTTAATAAGAAGTTTGAAGATAAATATCCAAATGTAAGGAAGCCTATTATTTGTAATGGATTGAAAGCAATAGTTCCTTATAAACATCCAATAGTACAAACTAGAAGTGTTGAAACAATACAAGAAGAAGAGGTTGTTGAGCCTTCTATTCAAGTTGAGGAAGAAAATAATCAAGATGAAGAAAATCAAAATGCTAATCCTTAGAAAGTGTCTGGGGTAAATCTCTAAAAATATTTGTCTAAATCATTTTGTTTAGAAGTTTTTTTTTTAACATTTACCCCAGACACTTTCGATTAATTCTACTTTTGTAATTATTTTATAGAAAACAAAAAGAGAAATAAATATTTAATAAAAAATAATAATTTATAATAATTTGTAGAAAAATATTATCTAAATTATAACAAAAAGATATGAGTTTTATACCAGAGGTTAAAATGGATTTCATTCCAAGCGATGATGATGATGAAAATAATGAGAATATTACTACTGAAATGCAAGATTTCGATGAAGATAAAGATCTTACACAAGAAGAAATAGAAGAACAGAAAGAACAAATTAAAGAAGAAATTAAAGAAGTGATTCCAAATGCTAAATCCAAGCGAGAAGGAATGGATGTAAATGAGATCTTTAACATGCCTAATAATACATATGTTAAAGATGTAAAACTTACAAAGAAAGGGAAACCTAGAAAGCCTCTACCTCCTATGACTGAAGCACACAAAGAAAAATTAAAACTTGCAAGAGAGAAAGCTATGGCTGTAAGAAAAGCAAAAGCACAAGAAAAGAAAGCAGCAAAAGAATTAGAAAAAGAAGAGAAAGAATTATTGAAAAAACAAAAAGTAAAAAGAGTTAAACAATTAAAAGAAGAAGTAGAAGAAGATATCAAACCTCAACCAATTAAAGAAGTTGTAAAAGAACAAATGTTTTCTAAAAAAGATTTAGAAGAAGCTCAACTCAACGCAATAATGAATTACGAGAAAATTAGAAAACAAAGGAAAGAAAAAAAGAAAATCGAACAAGAAAAAAATAAAGAACAAGAAGCTTTAAAAGCTCAAATAAGAAGGGCAGTAGCTCCACAACAAGAATATGTGAATCCATTTGCAAATTGTTATTAGTTTAATTTAAACATTTTTTTATATTTCTTTATATTAGTATTACGATTAGTCGATGCCCCCCATAGTATATAATAACTTAAATGACCCGCCGACATATAATCGCCCCGATCCAAATCTTTCTTATGACGCTGTCTGTATTTATCTCTTTGTTTTTTATCTTTGGATAGGGTATAATCTTCATAGCGGCTATCACCGAATTGGGTTGTTTTTATCTTCTTTCCTTTCTCATCATAAAAAATAGCTTTTAACTTTTTATTTTTAGCTGTACCCTTTTCAATAATCATCTTTACCATAATTTGTATTATTATGATAAATATAAAAATATAAATTACAAAATTACTTTAAAGATTGAAATCCATTTTCATCTTCCTCGATTTCATATTCTTCTTCACTAACAGCAGATCCTTCACTATCACTTAATTTTTCTTTTCTAGTATATTTTGGAGGTTTATAATCTTCATCTATCTTTACATGTTCTTTAAACTCTGCAATTAAATCGGGACGCCCAAACATAGCTAAAACACTTGTGATTTCTTCATATGCAATTTTATCCATTATATACTTTAGATTAGAAAATAATTTTCAAGATTTTACATATTTCTTTAATATTTCCGCAACACTTAATTTTTCCTCAATATCTTTAGTAATTGATTCTATAATTGTATCACAAGTCCAATCATCGAGTAAAAGATCTGTAAACCACAAATCTTCCTTAAACCAATCATTATCTCCATCTATTTCCCAAGGTTGTGAAACTAAGCGTTCCAGATCATCATCGCTCCAACTGTGGAATATCTTCATTTTATATAATTATAATATATAATTTTAATTTAAATTATTTTTTCTTTTTTTTCTCTTTTTCTTCTTTCTCCCCTTCTTGCATAATATCTTGAAGTATATCTGTAGGAGTTTTCTTAAGTTTTTCAATTTTATAAATTACTGCTGATGTTTTATTAACATTAGCATATCTACCGTCGCTATCATGAATTGATGTAGTAATATCAGCTATCACAGTAGGCTTTGTAATTGTAAATTGAATATCACTAGGATTTCCAAGGAAATAATCACTCGCACCGGAATATTTATCAACTATACTAATTATAGGAAGATTTGCTCCAGTTGGATTACCTCCAATTGCACTATGACCTTCCAAAATATCACTTCTTATTGTATAATAAGGTCTTAAAACTGCTTTTTGAATATTTGTAGCTGTAATATTTGTGCTTGTAGTTAGAACATCAACTTCACTCCACAATTCGAGAGGAGCTTGTTTTACGGGATTATTTCTATCTGTATCATCTTCATCTCCAACAGTAGTAAATAAGAAATTACCTCCTCCAACTTTGGCTCTATAATCTACAATACAACTAGGATAAGGTAATGAAGTATAATACATGACTGCTCCATATTCATTAGTAATATAATTTTTTGTATCAGTTTGAACTACTTCAGCATTAGTAGTAGGTCTATATAAAAGATCACTATTTTCATTATCTACTCTTTTTGTTAATACATTTTTACTTGAAGCTGGAGCATTTGTAGCATTAAAATCAAAACCTAGAATATCCCACAAACTATCATCCCAATTATCTACATCAAAACCCCAATTATCAATATAAATACCTCCATGTGAATCAAAAACTTTATAAGGTTCTATAGCTTGATTAAATCCGTTGTATTTTTGAGTATTGAGACCGGCGGTAGATTGTTGAGTTTCTTTAGCTGTTTCTGGAAATACATTAGTTCGATATGCTTGATTTTCTCTTCCATAAGGCTTAAAGGTTGGACTAAATCCAAATTGAGTAGGTCTAGGATTTATCTTGTATACTGTATCACCGGCGTCTTGATTTAGAGATGGAGTTGCAATATTTCTTTCACTATAGTCTAAAGCTGGAGTTCTACTTTTACTATTAATTTGAGATGCTCCAGCATTAGCGTTTCTTTTATTTCCAATATTATTAGCTGTATGGAAGCGAGATAATTCAAATCGATTAGTTTCAGTATTATATCTTATCTCTGGATTATTAGCTCCAATATAAGTCATAGTTTGATAAGGATTGAAATCTGTTACTTTATTTAAATCTGTAGAGGCTCGAATAAAATTAGTAGTAGTTGGAAATCCATAAACAGCTGCTAAATTATTCCCAGCAGCATCTTGAAAATTGGCGGCACATCCAATATCACATTTAGCATATCCACTATAAGGAGTAATAATTGCCGTGCTATATGCTGAAGCATGATGATCGTATCCTATTCTCCTTCCTTCTTCTATACTTTTAAAATTAGGATCAACTGGAGTTGTATCTTCACTATAAAAAGCCGGAGGTATACCTCCAATCCCATCATTTACAATAGTTATAAGGAAAATATCATCTTGTCTAACTCCAGCAGCGTTATATTGAGGAAATCTTGTAGGTATTGCAAAGCCATAACTTAATCCATCCGCAACTGTTCCATTATGAACTGTTGGAGGTACAAAAAGATCTCTTTGTGTTTTATCATATCTAAAAAATACCGGTGCTGTAAGATGTCTCATTTCATTAGTTCCTCTATCGACATATAAATCATCTCCAAATGTTTCATTTCTAGGATTAGCTGCGGGTTTTGTTGTTAAGAGGTTCATGTGGAAAAATCTACTGTTTTCAATTGTTGGTAAAGTTAATGCTCCTAAATTAGTTGCTCCATAAAATACTGTTTCCGGTAATTTTTCCCATATCTCTGGATATAAAGCTTGAGTATCAAAAAAATCTCTAATAAGTCCAAGATTGCGTTCATTATATATAATATTGAAAGTAACAGCGTCATCTTGATTAGTTGTTGCTGCTGCAGCTATAGGTCTATCGAATAAAGTTTGAAATCCTTCTTCAGCATCAAGACTTCCTAATCTTACAGCACCCGTAGCATCTCTTATTTGAGGCTGATCGTCGCTATTAGCTAAATCCTTCGCCATCTTTCTCCCAGCATCGAATATTTCGGGTCTTTTTACAGCTATATATCCAAATGTAGCTATATAATCTATTGAGTTTTGATTTACAAAAGCGGGAGAGGTTGGAATATCGAGAGCTGTATATGCTGCTAATGTAGTTTGATTCACATTATAAATATTTTGAGCGTTAATTGGTTTATATGTATTTGTTTCAATAGTTTTAGTAATTGATCTTACATTAAACTCATTATCGTATATTTGAAAAATATCTTCATTTTTAGTTTCAGTTAATTGTTGAGTAATTTGTGAAGCTACAGCAGAAGGAGTATTGAAACCTTTATTTACTTCTATGTCTAATTTTTCTCGATATCTTAAATAAGTTGCTTCTTGAATAATTCCATTATGATATTTACTAGGGAATTGACTTACATCAACTCTTGTAGCTCCAGCAATATCATCAAGCTTACTATAAGCAACTTGATCTTTAACATATAAAGTATACCTTGTATTATCGACTTTTTGTTTGTAAATATAATTGTTAGCATGTTCGGCTACTCTTCTAGTCCAATCCTCAAATAAAACACAATCTTCATTTATAGCAAATCTACATGATCCAGCATTAAACCCATCTTTATCAGTATAACAATCTGGATCATCTCTTCCACTACCTCCTCTTGCATCTTGAGGAACAATAAATCTTCTAGGATGTTGAATATAATTAGGATATTCATTTGCGGTAATATAATAACCGATTACTAATGGAGCAAGATTGTCTCTCAATTCTACTTCATCACCGGTAATTTCTGCTGCTGTAAAAGCACGGAAATATCCTAATCGATATTTTGGATCATATGTATTACTCATTTTCCTATAATAATGTAGAGGATTTACTTCGACATATGTACTAACTGGATTAGCTCCTTTGGCTTCTCCTTTGAACTCAATTGTTTGTGAATTACCCGCTCCAAGCTCATTAATAAAAGCTCTCTCGACTGATACTTTATCTCCAACATCTAATCGAACACTTTGTTCTAAAGGATTAGTGAATACAGCGGGATTAGAATCATTCCCGCTTCTACTCTCTATTGAAGCTAACCGATTACAATTTATTAGTGTAGTGTTTACATATTCAGCCATTTATATAATATTATATTATATAAATATTAAAAAAATAGATTAAAAAAACTCAAGTTATTTATTGAATGAAACCCTTATCAATCAATAGCTTATATTTATCCTCATGTTTGGATTTGAAAATATCGATTTTATCTTGTTTCTTATAATAATTAAATAATGATTTTGTTTTCAAAAGTTCTTTATTATTTTGATAATTTTCTTTTTTCTTTTCTTTATATCCATTTTTGTAATGATTTTTAGCTCTCTCTCGATTTTTGATTTTAAACTCTTCTTTATTTTTTATCACATTATGATAATATTTTTGTTCTCTTTCTCTTTTATTTTTGTAATTTGTTAAAACTCTTGCAATCTGTTCGGCAGTAAGATCCATATTGTCTATATATTATATATAGATTTTATTTTTTAAATATTAACGGAAATAAAGTGTCTGGGGTAAATATCAAAAAATATATGTCTCAAGGATTTTATTTAGAAGTTTATTTTCGAAGATTTACCCCAGACACTTTCTATTTATCTCCTCTGTCGAATGTGAAAACATACAACACTTTTAGCTGTAAGAGCCGTGCATAATGTTTCATTTTCATAAACAAAATCAACATCAAAACTATTCACAAGTATCTCCTCTGTATTTCCAAGAGCTAAATATGTTTTTTCATGAGGTTCAAAATATAAACCTCCGGTTTCATTTCCACTATTATCAAAGCGTGGGAGATGAGCTACAATTTTACTTGTTGTACCTTGTCGAGCATTTACGCTATTTTGAGTAAAATTATTCAATCTAATAAATAATGAAATATTACTGATTAATTTAGGAACACTAGAACTTTCATTTGTAGTAACAGTTTTACTTGTAGCTACTGGAACAGAAACCGGTTGATTTTGATATCCAAGAATGAGAGATGAAGAGCATTCATTAGTGCTATCTCCATATGCTACACTTTTAGCTGTAATAAATACACTTGAATAATCATCCATACCTTTAGAATCTATACCTTTAGCGGGTAATTGTGTTGCATCACTCGCATCATTAAAAGGTCTCTGTTCTAATTCTCTACAAAAAACAGTTTCATTATTCTGTTGAGACCAGCCCCACCAATCATATTCATCATATAAATTATCTGTATATATAGGATAATTTGGATAATGAGTAATACTTTCTAATGTAATTGATCGATTGGCTGCTTGAGTTCCTCTACAAGCACAAACCGGATACATAGCCCATTCAGCAGCATTCACGGGGTTCAAACATTCATTTTTGGCTGCTCCAGCAGCAGCTAAAGTTGTATTATCTGCAAGTAATAGATATTTTTTAGCTACATTATCATAAACCTCAATCTTCATCTCTTCATTATTTAAGGTGAATCTAACTTTTTCAATTTGACTTGCTACAGCTGGGGTAGCAAAATCTGCATTATGAGCTCCAGAATAAATAATTTCATTCATGTAAATACCGTTTACAGCGGGTCTTCCAACACTTCCACTATCACTACCACTTTGAAATAATCTAATAACTGCTCCACTTTTAACTACAGCAAAATCAGCATATCTAAATTGATTTGAAATATATCTTCCAGATGCTAAAGCAGTTCCAACTTTAGTCATATCAAAATAAGGGGGTAAATATGCAAAATCTCCTCCTCCAAGATCCAAGGGTTTATTAATTCTTGATAAACCACACATCCAAGAAGAAGTTCCAGTTTGAGTAACATCAAACCCACATGTACCTCCATTTTGAGCTATTGGAAACTCTCGATTTTGAACTAAAAATCCAGCACTATCAGTTGTAGTTACTTCACCGTTATTTTGATTAAAACCGTAAGCATTATTTTTTGATACATCAGTCCAAGTAATATCAGCAGCTAATCGAGTTGTAAGGGCTGAATCTTCTTGTGTGCTTACAAACTTGAAACCCTTAAATGCTCCT